ATGCAACTTGGATACTTACTGTATATACCAAGTAATACTCTTAGTACTATCTGTATACTATCTCTATTATACGATGTTTAAAAGTTGTATTCCGCTGTATATACAAGGGTTTACAGAGATAGTAACTTAGGTAAGAACTGATTGATACAAATTCCTATTTAGGATTATGTATAGTATTCAGTAAGTTATAGAAATATTCTTATGTATCAGCGATGTAACGTAAGAAATAAGCATAAGTTCTTGATTTATTATTATATCTACTAAGGATTCTATAAGATATACAATAAACTCTAATAGAATCAAGGATGTAGCCAAGGGAACAAAGAGGTATTCCATCTTTACAAAACTTTTAACACTTTCTTTTCTAAATTCTTACGCTTCCTTTGCTAGATGTTAACGCAAATTAACATTGGAGTCGGTAGAATGCGAAGCCATGGAAACAACACAAACGGCAGCAAAGAATGCTCCGTGAGAAAGGAAATATCATGCAAAGCAATACCCAAAGCAATACCCAAAGCAATACCCAAAGCAATACCCAAAACGTGCAAGCCTACATTGTGCAAAGCATCAAAGACCTGACTAACCTCTTGGACGACCAAGCACCGAACCTGCAAACTGTACAAGATATCATCAATACCTGCCAAGAGCTCTTGCAAGTACAACAAGCTACAGAGGAATTAGTACAAGCACAGGAGGAGTACATCGAATTCACTGAACAGCCTGTTCCTACGGTTATCAACGATGAAACCGTAGCAGCCTACAAAGCAAAACGTCAGGCACTCCGTTCTAGTCTACTCCGCGCCTATGCTGCCTATGCTCTCTTAGAGATTCCACGGTATATGCAAGATTCCCGAATCTGGAGTCATGACGAATTAGCAGACCGTACATAACAACTGCACCAGCTGCACCAGCTGCACCAGCTGCACTTAACTAAGCAATCAAAGAAAGATTTTATTATGCAAACGAAACAAATCCAGTCCCTGATTACCAAAGCAATCAAAGCTACTACAGGTTACCGTACCGCTGTACAAGCTGCCTTGGACGCTACAATCCGTCACGTTTGGGAACACGGTGACACTAGCTTACTGAACCGCTTAATTGCGGAACTGCCCAAAGGTGTACAGTTGGAAAAGATTAAACAATATGTACAGGAAACTGCACCCGTTCGCCCTAATAAATCTGCAGATATCGATAGCAAAGGCTACTACAAGTACAAAGCGTCTAGCGATGAAGTACAAGTTATCAGCTTGAGCTTGCTGACTGATGTTAATTGGTGGGACTATCAACCGATTAAGCAACAAGTCCAAGGAGTAGATACCGCTAAGGTTTTTAAGCAAGCACTGACTAGCCTCTTGAAGAAACTGCAAGAACAAACGGACTTGACTCCATTAGAACAAGAAGCATTGATTGCGATGGAGCGTGCAGTTAATAGCCGTATCCATGACGATACTAAGTAAGCTTACTTATCCTAGCCTACTCTTGGCTAGTAGGCTACAGTAAGGAAGCTCTAGCAGTAAGGAAGTAACTTAACATAGCTTTGCAATAGCTTAACAGCAAATAACAAAGCTGCTGCTACAATACCCTTAATCGTTCTTTTGTCAGCCATGATGCTGAATACGCTTGAATAACTTAAGTCCCTATTGCGTTAACGTAAGTCTTGGATTAGCAGTTAAGCACGGGTAGAAGACAGCGGTTTGTGATGGTGTATAACTATGTTCTTTAACAATTTGGACAAAAAACAAGACTACTAGAATTAACGGTAGTCTTGCGTGAAGATTAAGACTAAAGGCTAAAGAGTATTTAAACCTAGCCTGTTATTTGTAATAGCAGGCTATCTTAAATACCCTAGAGGTATCCCTTTAACTAACCATGAAAGGTATTCAAGATGAATCCGACACGCCCCTTTCCCTGCCTGTGGGATTGTGAGACCAAAAATCGTAAACGCCGTGATATGCTGGACGCTGCTACTCTCGAGATTAACTTTGAGATTAAACGACAGTACGTGCATGAGACCCTCGAAAAGACTCTACAGGCTGCCTTAGGTCTAAAAGCATTGCGCCTTGTTGAAGCGTCTAGCACTAATACTCGCTGGGTTGCGGTGCAAGATGCTGATATGTTCATGCGCCGATTACCTGCGTGGGAAATGCTGATGCTCCTGTACAGCGAAGACGCCATAGATATTGGCTGGGAGGATACCCGCACCAAAGAACTGGACGGTGTATTGTTTGCACAAGCCCGCTATGCCTATGATTGGGGCGTGTTCAACCCTAAATTCTTTGTGCGTTTTGGAGAGTAAGATGCTGAAAAACCGTAACCACCGTTCTGCCGACCGTGCACCCGCAAACCGTCCTATGAAGGCTAAATGTATGACTCTGAATGAACTTGCCGTCCGCCTTGAGCATGACGGTTTGAGCCTATCTGAGTTAGAGGAATTCGCATGTAAGGCGTATATCAACGCCCAAGAATGGAAAGGTGCTTTCTTGGGCTTGGCATTGGTGAATCTACTAGTGCTTATTTCCTGCATTGCGTTTAACTAGGAGGCGGTATGACCTACGTGTTTGAGAACGCCTTGGGCGCGTTACGCGGATTGCGTTATCAGAATGAAACAATGGTAATGCCTAAGCAAGGCGAGAACTATATGCGCCTGTATCATGATACCAAAAGCAATACCCTGAATGTGCTGGGACACCGCAATACGCTGCAGTGCTTTGAATTTCCGCAAGCGCATAATGTGCACCCTAGAATTGCATTCGAGTTAAGCTGCCTTGATGTAGCTGAACAGCTTGGGTATAAGCTGACTGCAGATGTATTGCGTCCTGTCTTGATGGATATGCTACTCGGCGCAGACTTTTCACGTTTCAAGAATATACGTGAAGAAGAGTTAGAAGTAGTAGCACCTAGGAACAATGCAGTGCACTACCTGCTAACGACAGCAAACACTTACTTGAAAGGTTAATATGAAACTGGAAGATGCTAAAGTCGGTATGCACCTGCACGACCCGAAGGGGAATGTATGGGAGATACTTGATATTGATGCAGACAGTCGCGTACCTTGTGTCTATGTACGATGTATTAATTTTGTGCATCCTATAGGTATTATGACTACTCTGCGTATAGATACGGAAGCAAAAGCTTACGTTGGGCGATGGATGTACGTTGACAAACGGCATTTAATAGTCGCACCTGACTCTGTAGTTCAGCAGTTTAAAGAATACTTTGCTACTGGGCATCAGTGCATCAATGTAGTAACAGGTCTTAATAAGACCAAAGCATTGAGATTTGTAACCCAAGAGCAATACGATAGTATTGAGGTTACGCTGGAATGCCTTAAACCTATCCCTGAAGTACAGCACCTGACACGTGATAATATCCGTGCAGGTATGCGAGTACGTACTGCTTTAGATGTTGAGTTTATTGTAGTTGGGTATACAGATACATACGTACAATTACTGTATGATATACACGTCATCTGTAAGGATAGGCAACTGAAGCAGACTTCTGCGAAAATCTGTATAGATTGGGCAGACGCACCTGCTATACCTGTAGATTCCCTTACAACCAATGATTTCACTGTCGTAGAGTAGTCTACGACTTCCACCTCACCTTTAAACTTACCCTAACCAGCCTAATTATGAAAGGACATACAATGGTTAAACAAACCGTAAAACCCGTATCTCGCCTGAACTCTGTTGAAGCTGCTGCTAAGAAGCAGACAGTAGCAGAACGTATTGACCGCAACACTGCTGCCCTCGAAAAGCTGCGTGCTGCCGTGAATATTCAGGTCGGCGATACTGTAACCGTCAAGTCTGGTCGTCGTTCGCCGAATAATCCTGAAACTGACACCTACAAGGAAGTCCCTATGCAGGTGCTGGATATCGGTGTTGTTGACGGTAAGCAGATGTACAAAGTGCAAGAAGGCGAAGGCTTTACCGCCAAACAGCTAATCTTAGACATCACCAAAATCGTTCTGGACTTGCCTGAAGATGCAGGTAAGCTCTCTGAAGAGCAACTGCTGAATCGTCTGGAATCTGACCGTAAATACCTCGTTGAATTGGAAGCCCGCCATGCTGCAGCGTTGGAAGAAGAAAATCGTGCATTACCTTACGAAGCCTATGCCCGCTTGGGTCGCGCTGATACTGCTCGTACTGTTGCAGCTACTGTTGTGGCGAAACATACTGATGCTCATGGTGTTACGAAGTACGCAGTAATTGCCGAAGATGAACTGCAATTAGTGAACCTGAACCAGCTGCGTAACGAAGCTGAAGACGCTGAACCTGCCAAAGCAGAAGCCGACGTACCAGTTATTGACTAATCTGTCGTAAGGAAAGCATTATGCTAGACCATCCCGAATGGCTCGCCGAAGCCCAATCCCTGATGGTTGGCGCGAGCAAACGCGTCTATCACGGCGCGGAGACCCGCCCGAATCTCGTACTTCGCAATGAGCCTGAAGGATGGTCAGCATACTGCTTTTCCTGCAAACAGCACGGTTATGTCCCTAAGGGACGCAGAGAAGCCGTGCAGTACAAAGCTGATAAGATTGACAGGTTGCCAGAGGCACTCGCAAACCTGATTCCACTTTCGGCATTTCCGACCGAACAACAAGAAGATATTGTGCGATTCCTTATCAGGAAGGGTATGTGGCTACGGATTCTTGAACCATACCTGAAAGGTGTTGTATCCAAAGAACAAAGGTTACTAATCAACGTCGGGTCTGCATGGCTTGGACGTGATTACACTGGACTGCGTGAGCCCAAGTGGTATGTGTACCAAGAAGGTTTGGCATACATCAAGGGCAATGACGTATTAGTCCTGACCGAAGACGTGCTGTCGGCTATTAAAGTGCACGCTATATTAGGTTGCTCTGCCTTAGCTATACAGGGGACTGCATTGAAGCAGCATCAAATCCCTGTCTGCCTGAATGCTAAAGCCGTTGTGCTGGCATTTGACCCAGACCAAGCTGGGCAGGATTGCGCTAGGGTAACCAGCAAACGACTACGAAATTTAGGCTGCTGTGTGTACACCCTGAAGCCGCAGCAGGACTTGAAACTAGAAAGGGACTTATATGGATTATGTGCTACTGACTCTGGTCATGTCCCGCTGGGGTTGGGACAAATACTACAACTACATCAAGGAACTAGAACTTCAGCCTGAAACACACAGCCTGCTGAAGTGGCTCAAGAGCTACTACAAAGCACAACCCTCTGTGCAGCAGGTTAGTACAGACGACCTACTGACCTATATGCAGTTCAAGCAAGTACCCGCAGAAGCCTTAGCGATTGCCGAAGCGCAGCTGCGTACAATTCGACCCTTGACACCCGAAGCCACTGCCATTTACAGCAAATCCCTGCGGCAAAACCTCGTGGCTTCGCAGATGAAACAGGACCTCGTGAAATTTGAGCAAGGCGAGCTGGATTTGGAACAGCAATATCCCGCCTTATTCGAGGATTTCGTGAATCCTGACAGCACTGTAGAATGGGAAACAGACGTTCTGGGAGCGGTTCAAAGGGAACTTGAGGACTATGGCTGGAACTTGAATTTCCTGCCCTTTGGAGAGGCTCTGAGAGGCGTTCGGCGAGGGCATAATATCCTGATAGCTGCGCCGACTGACATGGGCAAAACGTGGTTCCTGTGCCGAATGGCGGTGCATCTGCTGGAGCAAATACTCAAGGAATGGCGGGAGGAACTCAAAGAAAATCCCGAAGCGCAACTGAGACCTATTCTCTTTGCCACAAATGAACAGGCTGCCGATATTATTCTGACCCGTGTGGTGCAGACCGTGCTGCACAAGAGCCTGTATGAGCTTGCGGATATCCCGAACCTGAAGGAACTGTATGAAGAGCATGTCCCTACTGGGGCTATCCGAATCCAGAATGTGCACGGGCAAAGTGCCCAGCAAGTAGCTGCGTTGGCAGCGAAGTACAATGCTCAAGTACTGATCACCGACATGACCCAGCGTTGTGGTTGGACAGGTGGGTACGGTAGTGAGCACCAAGACCTTGAGGCAGTATGGAACTACTTCCGTGAGCAGGCTATCCTCAAGGACTTCCTGCACGTAGGTACAAGCCAAATCAGTATTGAGGGGCATGACCAGCTGTTCCCTCCATTGACAGCCTTGAAACAATCCAAGACAGGTATCCAGAATACAGTGGACTTGGCTATCTACATTGGGGCTCGTACAGGTACGGATGCGGTGTACGAGAAGCTGCGTGGTATCAGTACCCCGAAGAACAAACTACAACGGGCGGGCTTCCGCCGATACAACACGGCGCAAGTGCAAGTACAATTTGATACAAATACATGGAATCAATCTTAAACAAACCTAGAGGTAAGTATGCAAATTAAGAACGTAAAGCAACGTGAGTTCTGGTTAGAGCGCAATGAACCTGCAAAGGTTAAAGGTTTCCCTTGTGGAATCCGTATGCCTAAGATGAGCAAAGCAGAGCATCGTAAGCGCATCATGCGCCAGCTCAACAATAACCCAAGATTCAAAGAACAGGAAATTTAGTATGCAAAAAGATTTTATGAAGCTGCACAAGTACGAACCTAAGCAGGACTATTCAGGCTGGCTGCTGCAGCAGAAGTTTGATGGTGTGTTTGCTGCTATTCAGCGTAGCACGGGTAAAGTATTCAGCCGTACGGGTAAAGAGTTCTATATCCCGCAAGACAGCAAACTGGCGGAGCATCTGCGCTACTTGAACAAGCAGTATGAAGATGCTGGTATTGAGAATCCCGAAGATTACATCATTGCTGAAGTTGTTGCTACGGATTTGACACTAGAAAAACTCGCTGGTCTGCTGAATCCTAATCGCAAACAAGAGTGGGACGTAGCAGCTAAGCAGGCGAACTGGCAATTGCATTTGCATGACTGGGTACAGCTGGATGGCGATGCTTTCTGTGGATGCCCTTACTACCAGCGTCTGCAGGTACTGCGAGACAGCGTTACAGAGAATGCGAGTATCGCTGTAGTTGCTACGCTGGAATTACCCGATGGTAAGGAACTGGCTTTGCAGTGGTTGGATAATGCAAGCAAGAATCTGATTGCTGAAGGTGCAGAAGGCGTAGTCCTGAAAGACCCTCTAGGTGTGTATCAGAAAGGTAAGCGCAGTAAGCAGCAGTTGAAGCTGGTGCGTGAGCATACTGAAGATGTACGCATTGTGGCTGCCGAGTACGGTAAAGGTAAGCGCAGTAAGCAGTTAGCACGTTGGCAATGTCAAAGCCTCGACAACCCTGAAATGCTCTTCTGGGCGGACTTGGGGGCAGGTTGGGATGATGAAGCCCGCGATGCAATGACCTACGCTTACGAGCAAGACCCTAGCACTGTAATTGGTACAGTGTGGGTTGTGAAGGGTCTGCAGAAGAGCAGTACGGGAACGGCAGTACGTCTGCCGAAGTTGCAGTATAGACGATTCGACAAGGAGTAAACAATGACTTGGTGCATAATTGACTTGGAATGTCAAAATATTGAGTATTGTGGGCGCGTCAGCAGTCCACACAATCCTGAAAACTACATCGTGGCAGCTGCCTTTGCTAAGAACCAAGAGCCAGTACAGAGCTGGTACTTCAATAGTAAGCAGGAGGCATTGGATTCTGATTGGTTCAAGCAAGCCCTCGAAGGTACGAAGGTAATCGTAGCACACAACGCTACCTTTGAACTGCATTGGTTATATGCCTGCTATCCTGAAGAGCTCAAGCAGTTCTTCCGCGACGGTGGACGTATCTTATGTACGCAGTATGCCGAGTACCTGCTGAGCCATCAAACTGTACTGTATCCGCGCTTGGAAGATTGTGCAGTGAAATACGGCGGTACGAAGAAGATTGACGAAGTGAAGTTGATGTGGGAACAGGGCTACAAGACTTCTGAAATCCCGAAAGACCTGCTGATGGACTATCTGGCAGGGGAATCAGGGGACATTGAAAATACTCGCATTGTCCTGTGGGCGCAACTGGAAGCCCTGCGCAGTCAAGGTATGCTGCCGATGTTCTGGGAACGCTGCGCAAGCCTCGTGTTCAATGCCTTCGCTACATTCAATGGTCTGTACATTGATATGCCGAAAGCCCTTGAGAACCAGAAGCTGCAAGAGCAGGCTATTGAAGATGCCCTGAAGGAACTCAGAACGTACCTGCCTACTGACCTCCCCTTTGAGTTCCAGTGGAGTAGCGACTACCAGCTGTCAGCCCTGATATTCGGCGGGACAATCAAGTACAAAACCCGTGTTCCTTATGACCCGCCGAAGTTCGTGAAAGCCGAGAAGTGGCAGCTGCTGACTGGTGAGTACGTTGACGTAGGTGCAGCGAATCCTTTGGAATGCGTAACGTTCATTCGTGGTGCAAACAAGGGTGTGCCCAAGGTATTCAAGGTTGACACCGACGAACCTCTGCTGAAGTGGGGTGAAGCCGAGTACCGCTTCAAAGGGCTCGTGGACAAGACCAAGTTGCCTCTGGAAGTGCAAGCTGACTTCTTTGGTAAACGCGCTCAGTTCGTGGGCAAGCGCAATCTGTCAGACGGTACGCCTGTGTACAGTACAGGTGCAGATGCCTTGAAAGCTCTGAAGCCATACCTACCAATCTGCTCTGTGTTGTTGGACTTTGCAGCAGCTGATAAGGACTTGGGTACTTACTATCAGCGCGAAAGCAATGGTAAGGTATCAGGTATGCTCACTTTGGTTGACCCTGCAACAAGCCTGATTCATCATAACCTGAACAACTGCGCTACGGTTACGGCACGGCTGTCAAGCAACAAACCGAACCTGCAGAATATCCCGCGTGGCGACACCAGCCGAGTTAAGGAAATGTTCCGAAGTCGATTCCCGAATGGACGTATGCTGGAAGTTGACTACACCTCACTGGAAGTCGTGGTCGGTGCAGCCTACAGCCATGACCGCAATATGCTTAAGTGCCTTGAAGAAGGTACGGATATGCACACGCTGCGTCTTGCAGGCTTCTTCAACAAGGACTATGATACCCTGTGCAGCATCATCAAAGACCCGCAACATCCTGAGCATGATTACTGGAGCGTCAAGCGTACATGGATTAAACCCATTAGCTTCGCCGACCAGTACGGTGCATCTGACAAAGGCTTGGCATACGCCTGTGGTATTACCCTCGAAGAAGCCCGGCAGTTCAAAGCGACGCAGAAGAAACTCTTCCCTGAGCTTTCCGTGTTCGCCGAAAAAAAGGTCATGCCTGAAGTACGCCGAAGTGGTGCAGGGAATCCCCAGCGCGAAATGTCTGATGCTGGCGTATTCCGTATCTACCATCGTGGGACTTTTAAGGGCTACAGCTGTACGTACTACAGCTTCCGTGAACGCGATACATGGCGCGATGGGCAGCAGATTCTGGACTACAAGCCCACTGAAGTAGCCAACTATTGGTGCCAAGGGGAAGCCAGCTTCATTGTGCAGTCTGCCTGCGGTGCAGTAATCAAAGCTCTGCTGGAAGCGGACTTTGAGGGTGGGCAAGTTCTACCCGTGAACACCGTGCACGATGCTATCTACCTCGACTGCGCCAGTGAAGAGCTGGTAATCAAGTGGGGGCGCATTGTGCAACGTCTGATGGAAGAAACTCCGAAGCGTCTTGCAGAACGTATCCCGAACCTGAAGAAAGCCCTATATCATGAAGTAGCATTCCCCGCCGTCCCTGAGTACGGCGAGAACCTCGCAAACAAACAACACCTCCCTGAATAACGAAAGGTTGTACTATGTCATTATTAAACCAATTCCAACAACAATTCCAAGATGCCCAAGCAGCTGGTAACATATCCGATATGAATGAAACCACGACAGGTGGTGGCGGTGGACGTACCCTGCCTGCTGGTAAAGCCATCGCCGTCCTGACTGGTTACATTGAGTCTGGTCTGCAGCCTCGTGAGTTCAACGGCAAACCCAAGCCTCCGACTCGTGAGCTGAAGTTAATCTTCACCATCGTAGGCGGTCGTGGTAAGAATGTTGACGGTGAAGTGGAAGACTATGTACTTGAAGAAGGTAACTTCCCGTCAATCGGTACATTCTTCATCTCTGTGACCAACAACGAAAAATCCAAAGCCATCAAATGGTTCCAGCGTATGCGCCAGAACTGCTACGGCAATGGCGGTGAAGTTTCCTTCGCTCAGTTCTTGGGTAAAGCCTTCCTGCTGCCGATTACGCATACAGTAGGTAAGAAAGACGGCAAGGACGTTGTGTACGCGAACATTGACCCTGCTACTGTGGACAAACCTGAAGACCCAATGACCATGCAGCCGTATGCAATCCCTGCCGTACCTGATGATGCGTACAAGCTCTTGCTCTGGGATGCACCGACCAAAGAACAATGGGACAGCTTGTTCATTGAAACCCCTGAAGATGCTGAGAAATCCCGCAACTACTTGCAGGAGCATCTGATGACCAGTCTGGACTTCGGTACTTCTAAGCTGGCTGCCCTGCTGGGCGTCGGTGATGCAGGCGCAGCTCAGAAAGTTGCTGTAGCAACAGGTACTACGAAGAAGGCAGGTGCACCCAGTGCAATCCCTGACCCAGACGCCGAGTAATCCAGAATAAGGAACAGTATGTCTATACTAGACCGTTTCGGGGTGCAGCAATGCACCTCGCTTTTTGAAGTTCCCAAGCAAGGTCGGCATTTGATTCTGGACGGAGATGGCATTGCCTACACAGCAGCCTCTGGTGTAGCCAAGTTGGACACTGCTCTGCGTCGGTATGAGCAGCAGATTCTGGCTTGGTTGTATCTGACCCGATGCAGTACAGTGTCAGTACACATCACTCCACGTGGATGCCACAAGGCTGGTCGAGGGAATCTGCAAACCGTGTTCCCTTATCAAGCAAACCGAAAAGGTAAAGCGAAGCCACCATTGCTTGAGCCCTTGCGTGATGCTCTGCGAGGATACTTCAGTGAGCACGCCGATGTAACTGTACGCAGCAGCCTTGAGTATGAGGCAGACGATGGTATGATTATGGAGCATATGCTTCAACCTGAAGCCCTGTTGTGGTCTCCTGATAAGGATTTGCGTGTAACCCCGCATCCCTTCTGGGAAGAGAAGAAGGGCAAAGCCTCTGTAATCCAAGACCGTTTCGGGTACTTGGAAGAACAGTACACAGAAGCTGGACAGTTCAAATGCAGTGGACGTGGTACTAAATTCTTCCTTGCACAGATGCTGATGGGCGATACCGCCGACAACATCAAGGGTATCACGAAGTACAAGGGCAAGCTCTGCGGAGCACGGTTGGCATTCAATGTACTCAATGAGTGCACAACAGAATCCGACGCGGTGAACTTAGTACTAGATGCCTATGCTTGGAATGCCCAGAACCCATTGCCAGAAGCCTACGCGCTTTGGTTATTAAGAACACCCGATGACTCTGCGTTGCAGTATTTCGACAGTGTAGCTTTGACACGCAGCAACCGAGAGCAACTCGAATTTTACAAGGACAAGATTTATGCAGCACCTGATACCGAAGGACAAGAGCCGTAACGTCAAGGTCTTACGGCATATCCAAAACATTACTAAAGACCCGCGTAAGAGCCTGCTGCTGGTACAGGTTCTGAGTCGTACTGAGCTTTGCATGGATGCAAAATATGTACGTCCTCTGACCCCACGCAAAGACCAGGTAGACAACTGGTTGATGCAGCTGGCTACAACCTATGCAGGCGAGTTGCCTGAGCAAACCGACATGATGCAGCAGCATTTCCACTGGTTGCGCGAGCAGCACTCCCAAGGTCTGCAGAGCACTGAATTTGTGTATCGGCAAATCCAAGCATTCGTTGGTTACTACTATGAAATGCTGGTGCACCCTAAAGACGTTCCTGAGTACCTGAAATGCAACGCAGTAGAGCTTGAACCTGTGCGTCAATTCAAATGGGGTGATATGGAGTTCGTGTGCTGCTTACCGCATAACATGGGATATTATGGTTGGGCGGAGGTAGTGTGAGCGAAGCGAAGATAGAGAAGCCTATGCGCAAGATTCCCCGTGCTACCCTGCGGGTCTGGGCAAAGCACTACGCCGAGACCAAGCAGGGCGGAAAGTGCCCGTTGTGTGGGGAAGCTATTGAGTTGGCTACTCGTGGTAACAAAACAGACTGGGTGGTTGACCACGACCATGAAACAGGTGAGATACGCGGTGTACTGCATCGTAGTTGCAACGGTGCTGAAGGTAAGGCAGCCAATGCAATGGGACGCTGGGGTGCAAAGAGTATGTCCTATAAGGATATTGTACCCTTTGCAAAACGATTGGTAGCCTATTGGGAATCTGAGGGGGCAGGTGTTATGTATCCTGACCATAAGACCCCAGAGGAACGCAAGGAAGCCCAGCGCGTTAAGCGCAATAAGGCAGAAGCTTTGCGTAGGGCTAAGAAGAAACTTGCCGAAAGACAGAAAGCAGAATCATGACACATCGATTCAAATACGTATCTGCGAAGTGGCGTAAGTCTGAACGTCCCAAGAAGAGCACACGGCACGTCGGGCGTTACGTGTGCAAATACTGCAAATGCAACGTGCACTTCGATACTCTGCACAAGGCATGGGACGATGGTCTGCAGCGTGTATGCGTACAAGCGTACTGCCGACACTGTGCAGTGAAGTACGGCTTAGGGCAGGAAGCTCCACCGAACTACACTCCGCAGATTGGCGTGTGGGCTAACGAGTTCTTCCCTGTGGGTGATGATACGTTCGGTTACCTCCCGCACAGCGGGACACCTGTAGAGCACCTGCAACCGCACTCTGACTATACACGTCTATTATTGCAGATGCAGTACAAAACCAAGATTGTGAGGTAACTATGCGCCCGACTAAGCTGGAACAAGCAGTACAAGCCATAATGCTTGACCCTCGCAACAACGCTACGTTAGAGTGGTGTTGGGCGGATGTAATGCATGGACAGCGACAGCACCTGTACTTGGACGTAGGTGCTATGCGCTTTGAGCATTACTCGAATCCAGAGGTTGTACCTTACGAGATGTACCCGCTGCTGTCCTACGAAGGTTTACAGTTATCAGATGCAGACAAGCTGGCATTCAAGCGCGGGTACACTACACTGTATGACTATGGTTATGAAGAGTTCTGGAGTGCAGTTCAGAAGGAGCTCACAGATTACTTAGATAGTATTGGAGAATACAATGACTAAACTGGTTTATCTAGTAGGTAAGACAGGCTCGGGTAAAAGCACTACAGCGCAGAAGCTGCAAGATGCTTTGGCAAAACGCGGCATCCCTAGTAAGATACTGAGCTTTGCTGAACCTTTGAAGGAACTGACGCATAAAGTCTTTGGACATAATGACCCTTCCCTGAAAGACCTCCCCGTTGCTCAGACGGTAGACAGCACCGACCGCCTCGTGCACGAATTGGAAGAGTTTATCGTGAGTATGGGTGAGCCTGCTGACCAGTTGTACTGGCAGGTTTTACTGCCTCTGCTGAACCAGCGTGTACTGAGTCCGCGTATGCTTATGAACGCAGCAGGGTATGCAGCCCGTGGAATAGATAATATGATTTTCGTCAAGGCTGCTGACCGTAAGGCTCTGGAGTTCATCAAGCAGCGTGGTGAGCAAAGCGTAGTTATCTTTGACGATGCGCGGTTCTACGAAGAAGTATCTGAGCAGGGGGAAGTCGTTGTACTGGATTCTGCAGAGCGTGGCATTATCCAGAACATCGACCACCTGTATATACATTACATAGAGAACAAGCTGGACTTCGAGCTGGACTTCGAGCTGGAGTTCGAGCACACCGTGCTGGATGTAAGTACACACGAAGCTGCCGACAAATCAATCCAAGCATACGTTGAGAAACTACTGAGCAATTAATATGCAAGACCTACTGCAAAAACAAATACAAATTGAAGAGTCCTTCCGTGAAAGTAGTTTGCTCAAAGGGAAGGAATCGTGGTGCAAGCACATAGAAGGTGGGACAGCTATACAGCTTCCTGCTTTCCAGAGCTTGATGCGCAGTGCCTATCAGAGTACGCATGAGCACTTAGAAGCAGCTATGCAGAAACGCTGTGCAGGTGTCGGTGCTAAGTACCGTACCTATATCCGTACTGTCGGTACAGCAAAGGTAGCTGCTATTGCACTGCACGTATTACTGAACCGCAGTATGCAGCTGCAAAGTACAATGCAATCTGTACTGACGGAAATAGGCAGAGCCATTGAAGTGGAACTATACGCTGCTGAGTTGACCAAGATTGACCCAGTGCAGACTAAGCATACTGAAGAGTATCTTGAGCGCGGTAAAGTAAAGAGCGTAGAGCTCAGAGCAAACGCCTACCATGCTGGTATTAAGTTTAATATGCAGGAAGAGCGTCCCAGATGGACAACCGAAGCCTGTATCCAAACAGGGAAGCTCGCTGCAGCCAGTGCCTATGAAACGGGATTGTTCTTATGGGAACGCGAGCACGGACGGGATATGTGGCATCTGCGCCCAAGCCCTGAACTCACGGCATACGCGGATACAATGCTGGAGAGCATTCAACCGCTCGTGCAGTATCCGCCCATGATTGTGCCTCCCTGCAATTGGGAGGGATTGTACGATGGCGGGTACTATACGGATTGGTACAGGCTGTATGCTCCGCTGTGCAGTTTCCGCAAGATGCCCAAAGAAATGCGCCTGCCTTTGGTGAAACAGCTCAGAATGCCCAAAACTGAGCTTCTCAGAGAGGCTGTGAACAAGGCGCAGGGTGTCCCCTACCGAATCAATAAACGCGTTCTGGCGAAGCTGCAGGAGGCTTTGGGACAGGGCGATGGATGTATGGGGCTCCCCCGAACCATTCCCGAACCGAAGCCAGAATTCCCCTTTCAGAATGAAGACTGGCGGGAAATGGCAACCGAGCTGGATATGCAAAGATTCAAAGTCTGGAAGCACCAAGCCCGAGAATGGCATGTACGAGAGCACCTGCGGATAGCCAAGAGCTATAGCATTGTGAACGCCGTGCAGATGCAGCTGAAGTTCAAGGACTACGAAGAAATCTACTTCCCTGCTTTCATTGATTGGCGTGGTCGTCTGTACTATCGTGGAGTATTGAATCCGCAATCAGCGGACAGTATCAAAGCCTGTATAGAGTTCGCACATGCCGAACCTATGCAAGCAGAGGGGCTGTACTGGCTCAGGGTGCATATTGCAAACTGCTGTGGGTACGATAAGGTGCACTTCGATAAGCGCGCCGAGTGGGTGCTAGAGAACACAGAGGACTTGCGTCTCTGGTATAACGACTGCTTGAACAAACCTGCCCCTGACCCTAGTCTGAGCTTCCAGTTGTACGCTGCTTTGGATGTGTACTTTGAGGCAATGGACTCAGGGAATCCAGAGGCATATTGCTGCCATATCCCAGTGGCAATGGATGCTACCTGCAGTGGGCTGCAGCATTTCAGTGCAATGCTCAGAGATGAAATCGGTGCAGAGTTCGTGAATTGTGATACCAAGAGCACTGAGCAGAAAGCAGACATATACCGTGAAGTAGCCAACAGGGCAGTAAAGGTACTCCCTGAATACTGCAATGAACTGCAAGCCCTGTATTGGAAACAGCACGAGATTAGTCGAGGTATGGCTAAGCGTCCTGTAATGACCTATGTGTATGGTAGTACGCTTAGTAGCAGTATTGATTACGTTACTGATGATATGCTGGAATCTGGGTATGAAGCTATCAAAGACCCTGATGGTAACGTACTCGTGCATCAGCATAGCCTAGCAGTGCCCGTAGCAAAAGCCCTGCGCTATGCCGTAGAAGCTACCGTGCCTAAGGCTGCGGAGATGATGAAGTGGTTACGCAAAGCAGTACGTGCCCAGAGTTTCCCTCTGCAGTGGACTACACCTATGGGACTTACGGTATTAAACTGGGTAGATAAGCAGGAGCAGCAGAGCATTAAGCTCAGGTCCATGGGTGTGAATGCTATCATTATGCGCCGAAGTACAGGTGAGCTTGATACAGCAGCAGCTGCTAACAGTATTAGCCCGAACTTTGTACACAGTATGGACGCGTGTCACATGCAAATGACCGTGCGTTCTGCGGGCTTCCCGATGCTTCTAATACACGACAGCTTCGCCTGTCATGCCCCGAATGTCTCAAAGATGCAACGCTGTATCCGCGAGCGCTTCTACGAGCTGTACGGCTGGAATGATATCAAGAGCTTGATTCTACAGGAAAACTTCGAGGTAGAGCAGGCGGTCAAGGATGGCTGGTTGCACCCGCAACCCGATTCTGGCAGCTATCAGATTCACGAGGTTCGGGACAGTATTTTCTTCTTTTGTTAATTAGGAAACCAGAAAGATTTATTATGCACCAAGTAACAGATTATTTAACAGCTGAAACCTAAGAAATCTTTGATTATATTAAAGGTTTTGAGGATTCTTTAAGCACAACTATGAGCAAGATTCTGAATCGGGAATGCACGGTGCTTGTGCAGCTGACTGACGCAGGGTCAGACGAAGGTGTAATCAGCGTAGACGTGGACTTGCGTACACCTGAACAAACCGCACGCACTTGGACAGAATACCATTGTGACGCGGGTATCATGCAAATCCCGCAGGAAGATGTCTGTATCCGACTTGCAAACAGCCTCTTGACAACCTTCGGAATGTACTGTATGACAGGATTGTACTCCGAAGAGGCACTTGAACGCGTAATGCAGGGAGACAGCGCAGAGTAACTCAGAAATGCCCAGCAAGGGGTCTAGGAACGCGTAGGATTACGTTTCTCCCTGCTGGGTATACTAGGGTAGCCTGAAGAGTCTAAATTCAATCCTAGCGCATTCTGATGCGTTTCTGAGCTGGTACTCTAACTAGCGCAATAATAGAATAATATAATCTATACCTCTTCGGATTCGGAGAATACCGCAAATAGTCTTCTGTAAACACTTGTTTTATAAACGCAAATTAGAAGTCCACCTATGTGCAACGTCTAGGGGGGCGGTGGTAGCAAGGAAGTCAGTATGGAGTGGGTGTGATGAAAATCCCTTACTCTCCCAAAATACCCGTAAAACGCAGCAGTACGCGTTCGCAAGCAGCAGTTTCGCTTGTTCAAGCAGCCGTAAGCTTGGGGGGTAGGGGGGGCAGGAGGAAAGCAGAAAGTAGTAGAAGATGAATGTGATAATATAGTACTACCAGTACATACTGGAAAGTACTATTAGTTTTCTAGTAAGTTCCTAGAAAGCTACTATTAGCTTACTAGATATACTTAGTACTGCACTAGGTATACCCAGTAAACTACTAGAGGATAACGCTATGATACATAGTACAGTAAGTGTATTACCTGTAAGTACAGTAATAGCTCCTGTAGGAGCTAGCAGTAGTACCCCTGCGTTTACTCAGGAACAACTATTGTATTTACACAGAGTATTCCCTGAAGCTACTAAGGGTAGTGTAGAGGATATACTATATGCTCAAGGTAGTAGAGCAGTAATCAAGCATATAGCTAACTGTATAAACAAACAGGGTAGCTAAGTATGCAAAAAGATATTACCGAGTACCTACCTAAGTCCCCTGCTATAACGCAGAGTAAACTCTATGAGCTTATAGTAGACTGCAGTAGGACTATAGGTAGTACAGATGCTAATACGGTACTCACTGAGTTAGCAGAGTTCTTCCTAGAGCAAGCAGAAAGTAATACCGACTACAGTTGTAACTGGCGCTTATTTGCTGGTTGTTATACTCGTAGTATCGAAGTACCTGCAGGTGAAATCATTATTGGACATAAGACCAATGTGCCTACTGTATTAATTGCGGTAGGTACTTGTATATTGCGTACAGGAGATACACTGCAGTACCTAGAGGGTACTAATGTAATATTTGAACCTGCTGGTATAGTACGGGTAGCAGAGACTATCACTGCGTGTACCTTCGTAACCTGTAATGCTAGTACCGCAGGTAATACCGAAGGTGCAACACAAGAATTTGAAGGAGGTTAGTATGTCCTACATCTATGCAGGCCTGGCAGTAGCTACCCTTGCTGCAAGTGTATACTCCAGCAATAAGCAAGCGAAGATTGCTAAAGATGCTAATGCCAAGGCAGAAAGACAAAACCGAATCCAAGCAGAAGACAATGTAAACGCTGCGAAGATTCGACAAGAACAAAACAACAAGGTTGTTGCTGATATTGCGGATACCAGAACTAATCCGCAGCAGACCAAGTTGCGTAAGCAGCAAGGTATCATATCACGGAGCTTGAACTTATGAATCGTGTAACCTCAGCCAGAAACATCTGGGACAGATTGCACGATGCAAGACAAGCAAGTTTCTGGGAAGAGTATGCTGGTTGGACTATCCCTAGCGTATGCCGAAGACGCAACCAGCCTTTGCAGTATGACTACCAATCCGTAGGTGCAATGCTGGTGAATAGCTTGAGTGCCAAGTTAGCCCAAGTGCTATTCCCACCGAACAGTAGCTTCTTCAAGCTCATGACCGATGACAGCAGTATCGAAGCTGCCTTAGCCGAGATTGAGCTTAGCAGCAGTAATCAGTTGTTTGACAATGCCAGCTATGCGCAATTGATGTACGCTCTGCAATCCCTGATTATCACGGGGAACACTTTGCTGGAACGTACCGCTACTGGGTTCAACGTGTACTCTGCGTTAGATTACGTAGTTGACCGCGACCTAGAGGGTAATGTCCGTGCCATCGTAATCAAGCAGATTGCGAAGGAGGAGGACTTATCCCCTGACGTATTAACTAAGCTGAACATCACTCCGCGTAGCTACTTGGAGATTCAGGATACTACATCCCGAGAATTCGAGTTGTACACGCTGGTATATTGGGACAAACAGAAGCAGCTATGGATTAGCGGTCAGTACATCGACGATATCCCCGTGCATGAATCCGAAGGTCAGTTCAGTAAGAACCTTTGCCCTTACATTCCAGTGCGCTGGAGTGCCCGTAGTGGCGAATGGTTTGGTCGGGGACAGGTAGAGATGTTTGCAGGGGACTTCCTGAAGCTCTCTGCGCTATCCAGAGCTTTAGCGGACTACGAGGATGGAAGTACGAACGTCAAGGTAGTGGTTAGTCCAAACAGCAGCATGGACGTGGACAAGCTGGATGACCCTGAGTCTGGTCTGGTTATTCTCGGCGAGCCGAATGATATCCAAGCACTAGAGTTCGGGCAGTACCAGAAGATTCAGGCACTACAGCAGTCAATCAACATGATTACTCAGCGCTTGAGTACCGCTTTTATGCTGGGATTGAACCAGCGTCAGGGTGAACGCGTAACTGCCTATGAGGTGCAGCTGCAGGCACAAGATGCCGAGATTACTCTTGGTGGTGTGTACAGCTTGCTCAGTCAGAGCTTGCACTTACCGCTGGCGTACCTGTTGTGCTATGAGCTGGACAAGGATGTAGGGGCAGCTGTTGCTGCTGGTGAAATCAATGTTCAAATCATCACTGGTGTACAAGCCCTTAGCCGTAACGCAGAGTTGCAGCAGTGGGTACAGCTCACCCAAGAGCTTGGTTTAATCATCCCTACGCTCAAACAAGTATCTCCGCGCTTCAATGTCGATAAAGTCATTGAGCGCTTTATGCTTGGTCATGGTGTAAGCAACGAGTTCCTATATACTCCACAAGAGATGCAGGCTATCCTTGAGCAGCAGCAACAACAGCTGCAGCAGACACAATACCAAGAACGTACCATTAACTCACAAGATGCCGTTGTTGAATCGGCAGAGCAACTAGGAGGCTTATCCTGATGGATAATCTTGACCAGAATACCCAAACTCCAGAACAAACAAGTTCCTTAAACGCTAGTAATCATGCGACTACTGCGGGTTCTCCCCCAGCATCATCGATGGACGTGCAGGCAGCCTTGATGCAGCTGCTGGCACAACAGCAAGCATCTGCGGGTTCTCCCCCTGTACCCGCTGGTGCCAGTGCCACGCCAACTGCTACTCCATCAACCCAACAAACCGCTCCTGCGCAACCTACTGCACCGCAGCCAGTACAAACCGCAGCCCAACCTACGCCCGCCCCGAACTTACCATTCGAGCTGAGTACAGGTACACAGGCTGCCATGCAGGTACTGGGTGCTATCGGTGTCGATGGTAATGCAGTGCAGCAGCTGGCTCACGACGCACTGAGTACAGGTCAACCTTTGAACCTTGCGTCCTTCCAGCAGCAATTCGGCAATAACGCAGCCTACGCGCTGCAAGCTGCCCAGAGTCTGCTCAGCGATGCGCAGCAGTTCACTAAGCGTGTGCAACAAGAAGCCTACAGCAAGGTCGGTGGGGAGCAGCAATGGAATCAGCTTACGCAACAATTCAAAGCTACTGCCCCGCATTTACACGAGGCTGTACAGCAGCTGGTTAACAGTAATCAACTGGATGCTGCTGTTACTTTGATGCGCAGCGTCGTACCTCAGCAAGGTGTAATGCAGCCTATGCAAGGTGCACTGCAGCAGCAGGTAGCAGGCGGTACTCCGCAAGGCTTAACGCAAGGTCAGTTTATCCAAGCTGTACAGAAGCTGCGTCAGCAGTATCCTAACGCTTCATTCGAGACTGGTGTTGCTGGTCAACTTTACAACGAACTGATGAATCGCCGTCAAGCAGGCATTCAAGCAGGTGTTTAATTTCAAGTAATAGGAGGGCTTTATGGCTCAACAACCCTTTGCTGCGCAACTGACGCGCATGCACACCACGAATGCTGGTAAAGACATTCACTTGGAGCTCTTCCAAGGCGAACTGGACCAATCGTTCCAATACGCCTCTCTGTTTGAGCGTCTGACTCACAAACGCGTACCTATCTCTGGTACTAACACCTATCGCATTGACCGCATGGGTGCAAGTAGCGTAATGGCGCGTTCTGTAGGCGATAAACTGGACCCGCAAAAAGTGCCAAACGACAAGTTCACCATTGTCGTTGACCGCAGCTTGTACATCCAAAACGTGTTCGACTTCATTGACCAATGGACTTCCCCTGACCGCTTGGGTGCTATTGCCAAAGACAATGGCTCTCGCTTGGCTAAGTCTTGGGACATTGCGCACGTTATCCAGCTGATTAAGTCTCGCTCTTGGAAAGCCCCTGCCGAACTCAAGGCAACGGGTGCGTTCTATGACGGTACTGAAACCGCAGCTACCATCAAAGCAACCCCAGCAAACCGTGCCGACTACGAAGCCAACGCAATGGCTCTCGCTGAAGCGCACGCCAAAGCCATCGAAACAATGGTTAAACGCGATGCCCCGATGCAGAACCTCGTAACTCTGGTACGCCCAGATGTGTACTCTGCGCTGATGAACCACCCGACTTTGTTCAACAAAGACTTCAGCAACAACAACGGCGATTACGCAAACCGTCGTGTTATGCGCTTGAACGGTGTGGACTTGGTTGAAGCCTCTTGCTTCCCAACCGTCGTTGGCAACCACGAGCTGCACAGCACTGACCCTGCGGGTGTGAACTTCGCTATCACTGCAGACGACCTGAAATACGGTATGATTCTGTTTGACAAAGCTACTTCCCTCGTGGACGTAGTGGCGAAGGATTGGCAGACTGCACACAACGCCTACGAAGACCAACAAGTTCAATACTTGACCGTAGTGGGTCTGCGTACCGTTGCTGCCCGCCGTCCTGACATGACCATCCCGATTAAGGTCACTATTGCCTAATGCCTGAAAGCAATTATCAGAACTTCCTGTACCCCGCAGGGGGTTCTGCTGGTTCTGGTGGTTCTGGGTCTGGCGGTGCTAATACGCGTCCCCCAACTTTACGTATTGGTACTGTCCAGACCCTTGAGCCAACGGAATCTGCTACAGCGAGCATTACAGGTTCTGGTTCGGACTACACTCTGAATCTAGGTCTGCCGAAAGGTGCAGTGGGAGCTAAGGGCGAACGCGGTGAGCAAGGTCCTAAAGGTGCAGACGGTGCTAAAGGTGCAGCTGGTTCTGGCGGAGGTATTATGAAGACTGCTGATGCTTACAAAGAGTATCAGTCTGGCTACGTAACTCGTCCTGCTGACATGGAGAACAACACATGGCGCAGTATTACCTTTGACAAACCATTTGCAGAAGCACCTACTCTGCTCACGCAGCCAGTGCTGGAAGGTCCGCGTTTCTATCAAGTACGTAACGTAACCAATACAGGTTACGAGGTACTTTGTAACTACGTGTCCCAGCTTACTGGTTGGTACTACGAGGCATTCGTGCCTAAGACTTAGAGCAAACATCGAGCTTTATGCACTACAGAGCTTGCTACGGCAGGCTCTTTACTACATGGAGTTCAGTATGAATTTACTACAAGCAGTTAATACAATTCTCCCTTACTTGGGAGAGTTCCCCGTTGATAGTATCGACGGCTACCAGAATCCTACGGTAGAGCAGCTAAGACAGACTCTGCAGATGCAGAAGACAAGTATGCTTACTAAGGGGTACTGGTTCAATACCGAAAAGCATCAACTGCACCCTGACTTCTATAAGCAGGTGCAATTGCCTGATGCAGTGCTAGATTACTACATCGAAGCTACTGATATGTGCTTCTTGGGTATCCGTAACTACTGGTTGCAAGGTAATACCTTAGTATCTGACAAAGGTGCTACATGGACTACTGATGTACCTTGTACGTTAATCTTCGATAAAGAGTTCGATGATTTACCTGACCCTATGCAGCAAGTACTGGTGTACGCAACTGCAGCACAGCTGTATCAGCAAGTAATAGGTACAGATGATACGTACAGGATGCTGTTGCAGATGCAGTCTGCTAAGAGCATTGAGTTACAGCGTAGTGCTCTTCGGCATCAACGTCCGAGTGTCGGTACTAGTTTGAGTTCGCGTCTGCAATCTCGTTTGTGGAGATAAGTATGCAAATCCTAATTCCTAATCATAGCCTGCTACAGGGTGTTTCGGAGCAACCATTGCACCTGCGTAAGCAGGGTCAAGTACAGGGTATGCTGAATATGCTCCCTGATGCAGTACGCGGATTGCGCCGAAGGAATGCAGCGGTTATCGCTACTAAATCTTTAGACAGGGGTGCGGGTGAGTACCTGAAACCTATCAAGATTGCAGGGATTCCCTTACTGCTTGTGCACAACGTGCAGTCTGGGGTACTTGCTTTGTTCTCTCTGCAGTTTCAGCAGCTGGCACAGCACACCAATGCAGACTACCTGCGAGGTTCTAACGAGGACTTCCAGTACATCGTGTACAACGAGACCTTGATTGTCCTGAATCGCACTAAAGTGATTGCCCGTAGTCCTGCTTCGTGGAATACCGAGCAAAGCCATAACAGCTTCCGTTTGTATACTACGGACTGGACTAATGCCCCTACGGCAAGTATCAATCCAGATTTCAAGAACGCTGCTTTGTTTGCAGTGCATTCTCCGCGCAGCTTTCTGTACGCCAAGAGCAATGATGTGCATCTGTCGTGGTCAGTTACGTTGGTCAAGGACTACATCACCCGAACCGTTGTGTCGGGTAATATCCTGCGTCTGCAGCTGCATCAGCGTGTTTATACCTGTAATGCTCAGAATGGCTCTGGTACGGAATCCCAAGACGGTTTCATCACGGGTGTATATCATGAGCGTATAGCTGCTCTGGATGTCCCTATGCAGGACGGTAAGAACTGGCTCGAGCAACAACCTGATGCCGTGCAAACAGCAAGACAGCAACGTGTCATTCAGGAGTATATCCAGCTGCTGAGTAGCACAACCTACAGTGCAGGTGCAACTAAGAATCAAATCCAAGTTGCTGACCCACTGAACCCTCAGCGTACCTTAGAGGTGTACGTTGAGGCTCGTGCTGCAGCGCAAACAGGTACAACCCTTAAGATTCCGAATACGGGTTTATGGGAACATGCTCGAGGTAAAGTGTGGCTGACCAGAGGTACGATTACCTCTGCGACAGGTATCCTGATGGCATTATGGAACTGCTGGTGGAATATGCAGCAGGCTAAGCTAGGTGGTGCAAGTCGTGATAACACCTCTGGCAGTATCTTGGAGGACTTAGATTATACCTTCACGGATAATTCTGTTCTCGTAGGTGCTTCTAAGGTTCTGGATGATGTAATCTGTATCCCAAGCCTGTACACTACTTTGGGTAAGACCTATGGTGTTGCTTCAGGCAGTGCCTACAGTCCGAACGTAACAGCTATCGAGGACTTACCGCCTGACCCTGTAGAATGGGTGATGACTAGTGTCGGTAAAGTCAATCCTGAATACTACGAGTTTAACCCCCGTGCCCGGCAATGGGTTGAGACTACTGTGTACCCACAGGAATTGGCTAATATGCCCAAGCAGTACCAACTGGACATTAGCAGTGCTATGCTGGAGGCTCTACGACGGGATAATTTCAAATACTACAGCAGCTATACAACCGAAGGTAAGCTCATGGATATTACTCAGCCGACTACAATGTTTGCGGGGGATACCAAGAGCAACCCTGACCCAGAGTTCGTGGGCTCAAGCATCAACGGTGTTGCAGTGTATCAAGGTCGTCTGGTCTTATTGAACAGTGATGGCGTGTTCTTCAGCGCAACCAACAAACCGTGGCAGTTCTACCGAGAGACCGTAAAGGATACTCAGGATACTGACCCTATCAGCGTGTACAATCCGCAGGCTGTAGGGAACTGGCGTTGGGCTATGGAGTTCAACCAAGACCTGTACGTGTTCAGTTCAGATACACAAGGGCTGATTCGTGGGCGGAATGGTTTGACCGTGAAGCAGGCTTCACTGTTGTTGAATAGTAGTAGTCCTTGCAATACGGCTATCGAACCGCACCTGCAGGGTACGACATTGCTCTTCAGTGCCAGTAAAGGTAGTTTGGATATTCGTCAAATGCTCGTAGGGGCTGTAGCAGACACTGCGACTACACCTAGCAGTATCACGGCGCACTGTCCTTCTCTAGGTACTATCCAAGCGATGTATGGGCACGATAGCTCAGGGTTGCTAATTTGTCCTACTGGGGATACAAAGTTCATCGTTCAAAGTAGCGTGAAGGAAGGCTACGATTACCTGCAGAATGCGTGGTATCGATGGGAAATCAACGGGTTCGTTTTGCACTTCGTTGTGTACCTAGATACTCAAATCGTTCTGTATGGTATTTTTGATGACAAATGGGTAGGCTTCACGATGGCATACCCTACTGCACAGACCCCTGCTAAGGATACTGTCAAAGATTCTGTAGAGCAGCAATTCATCAGCACAGTGACCTTAGCTGCCCCGAGTATCAAATCAGGTGACAACTTGATTGTACAAGCCCAGATGCACTTGCGCTGGGTACAGCTGTATCTCGGTATGCAGAGTGCTTCCGAGTTCTATACGCAGGTACTGCACCCTACGGGAGACCGTGCGCCTGTACTGGTTACTTCTGAGATACTGCACAGAAACTATCAGGTTACTGCTGCAACTCAAGGCATACCAGTGCTGGTGCAAGGAGATGCTCTGACTACAGTGAAGTTGCGTAGTATAGAATCAGGTGACATGACCTTGAGCTACGTCGGGTACAATGTACGCACGAAGCAAACATTAAGACAACTTTAGTACGGAGGCTATATGGATTATATGCAAATAGCACAGTCTGCTTTTAGCATCTATAGCAGCCTGCGAAGTGTCAAAGATGCCAAGAAGCAAGCCGATGCAATGCTCAAGCAGGCTGCACGTAACCGTGAGGTAAGTACGCAGAATACTGCTCGCTTGCTGCAGGGACGTGTAGCCGAGATTGCTCGACTACAGGAAACTCTAGTTGGGATTCAGGGGCAAGCCCGAGGTTTCAGTGCCCAGATTGCTCTGAATCAGGGTTTGACCCAGAACTACAGCAGCAGCGTACAGGCACTGCAAGCCGATATTGACAGACAGGCTGACCGTGCCAAGCAGCGTGCTTTGCGTAACCAAGAGCAGTATGACCTGACCCTGAACCAGCGTATCCAAGCTGAGGCTCAAAGCCTTATCGATGGTACACCTCAAATTCAGGCAAACGTTGATTACTCTCAAGGGTTCGCTCAAGCTATCAATTCGGCACTGGATATTTACCAGCGTAGCGAGACCAGAAACACAAATCCGTTTTGGCGACGTAATGATACGCAGCTGTACGGGAAGTCCTCAGGGAAGTCCTTTGCAGCGGGAATGCAGGGTAAGCAAACCTATGGCAGCGTGGACTTGAGTGCAGCATTGGGACTGAAATAATGGATTTTCAAATTGATTTACAGCCCATCTTGGGCTCAGACGGCGTACAGGAGCGTACTCCGAGTCTGCAGGTAGGGTCTGTCAATAAGCAATTTGACAGTCCTGCTCTGCAGCAAAGTCTGCAGCGTGTACGTGAGTACCTGCAGAAACGTGACGAACAGAAACTGCGTTCGGCTATTGAACGCGGGCAACTCGCTCAGGAAGCGGGTAAAGCGCTGGATGTTCGTAACGAGATTACGGACGAAACTGAACTGGCTGGGTTTGATATTGGTAGAAACTTCCAAATCGGTATTCAGGGTATGCACCAGACCCTCGAAGGATTCAGTCAGGAATACACAGCAGCTTTGCGTAACGGTGCAACGAATACAGACCGTCAGAAGCTCTATCAGAATGCCATTAACGACATTGGTACAGGTATTACTGACCTCAGCCTTCCAGATGCCTACAAGCAGCAACTGCGTAAGCAGGCTCTTGAGCAGCTGGATTTGTTCGTCAAGGTGCGGAGTCAGGCTGACAAGGGCTATGCCCAAGAACAGTACGACAAAACGCGTGCTCAAGCTGGTCATGCCCTAAGCACCAGTCTGATTGGCGCAGCTGCCATCAAGGACACTAAAGCTGCCCAAACAGCAATTCAGAACGTATATGAAACTATGTACGCTGCTGCGCACGCCGCTGGGCACTTAGAGGATGCACGTAAGCGCGCCTCTGAGAGCACTAAGGATGCCATTATTGGTTTGCTGCAGCATTTCGATGTAACTGACCAGCAGCAGGTACAAGCACGTAATTTGCTCCTACAGGTCGGGGAAGGTACTCTGCGTCAGTATTTGGAATCTGATGATTACAATGCAGTACAGAGTGAGTTCTCTAAGGCGACTACAGCTATTCGGGATTACGAAGGGTTGCAACTTAACCTTGAAATGTCTGACTGGGAACAGCGCGTCAGTTCAGGTGAGGTCATACCACGCAATGAATACGACAGTAAGGTGCAAGCAGCGATTCAGCAGTTCCGTGCTGGTAAGCTGAATATGTCCGACCTTGAGCAGTATATCAATAAGGTAACTAATCTGTATGAACGTCAGCAGAACATGGTAGCCCAAGCTGCCCGTGATGCTGCTGCTGCAGAGCGCGATGGTACTAACGTAGTCCAAGAACTCACGGGTATGAGCTTAGCCGAAGCGGATACGCGGGGCAAAGGAACGCAATGGCAAAAGGCTTGGAAGCAACAAGCTATGCTTATGGCTCAAGGTAATCCTACTCAGGCTGGTTTTATATTGCTTGGTGTAGCCAATCAGAACCGTAGCCCTGAACTTGCCCGTGAAGCTGCACAAATGGCTTCTCGTGAATTCGTGTACTTTATTGAGAACACTGACCCTCAGCAGTTCAATAACAGCAGCAACAACAAGGCTGCCTTTGATGGCTTCCAGCAATGGTTCGGTTTGTACAAGCAAGCAGACCCAGCTGTACGTGATTCGTACTTGCAAGGACTAGGTTCTGATAATGCAGCTTTGGTCACTGAAGTGCTCAAGCAGAATCCCAATGCAACTCTTGCAGAGGTGATTCAGTTCAAGCAGCAGTGGAAGAAGTACGGAGGTACTGAGCGTCAGCAGCTTGTAAGTAAAGCTGTGGATGGTGACTGGACGAAACCCCTGAAAGCTCCTTGGAATCTTGGCTTCTCTGGTCAGTTCAATCTGTACACAGACGCATACGAGACGCGAGCAACAGACTTCAATGCAGGTATTGCCAAGCAGATATACCAATCCCTGACTACTGATATTGTTACTCAAGGTGTAGCAGTGAGCTCACCTGAAGGTGCTATTGCGTATATGCGTGGGCAAGGTTTGATTCTGGAAACAGGGAATCAGTCTCTGGTATTCAACAAACAGAATCGTCAGCGCTTGCGTCAGGCTATGGGTATCCAAGAGGACAGTCAATTAGCCTCTGAGGTTATGCAAAAGTACCTTGAGAAAGTAGCCAAGAAGTTCGATACTGAGGCTTCTGCTGTAGTAGTGGATGGTACGTGGGATGATGCTAATCGACTGCGTTTCCTTGTGTTCCAGAAGGACGGTACACATAAGGTAATGTTCGAGAACTGGAGCGACATCAAGGCTACTGCTAAGCAGATGACTGCTAAGCAGCAAACAGCACCTACGTATAGCACACCGTCTATTACAGGTGTTGCTTGGGGTAAGCAGCTCAAAGACCTCAAGGCTGAGCAGGCAAGACAGCAGGCTCAACAAGCCCAGCAAGCTAAGTACACCAAAGCTAATCTGCAGGCAGCTGCTGCGCGGGCTGCTAAGGTTAAGCAGAAGTTACCTATTCAGGCTGCACCTACTTCTGGTACGCCAGCACCTGTTGCGCCTCCTAAAGCTAACTACAAGACAGCTTCAGGACGTCAGGCGATTCTAGCTACTGAACTTGCTAACGAGCAACGTGCTTTGGCTGAAGCTCAGAAGAAAGGTGATAAAGCTGCGATACAAGACCGTATCCAGAACATCAACGCCATCAAACGGGAAATCTCCCGTAACTAAGCATTAGTTGTATGCGTGTACGTACTTCCTTCGGGAGGTGCGTATGCAGATACAGCTTATAAATTTTTGGGATAGTAACTATAGTTACTTTCTAGTAACTTATTGATTCGAAGAGGAAACCCTATGGCAACATTGAAGAAAGAATGGCAGCCAGCAGAACTACAGAAAGTCCAAGTACGAGACCCTAAGCAACGGGAAAAGCAGAAGTCAGCTAGTTGGCAGGACGTTGTAGATGCTAATTTCAAGCCAGCTCCTGATGCTGCCGTAGGGCGTATTCCTACTACACAATTCTTCAATCAGAACAGCAGTCCTGAACCTGTAATCCCTAGCACACTTGAGATTATTGGCAGTAGTATGCTGGGTATTGGGCGTAGTATCGTAAATCGTATCGATGCTATGAACCAGGGCTTCGAGGCTACTCCGAACTACAAGTTGACTGATGCGGATATGAATCAAATCAGCACTTGGATTCAGCTGGATTCTGAGCGTATGCAGAAGCTCAATAGCAGTACCAGTGCAGCTCAAACAGAGTGGCTGGTACGGCAGTATGCCGACGAGGATATGCGTCAGCAGGTACAGAGCTACAACATACCTTTGTCTATGGCTGCTAGTGTACTGGATGTGGACTTAGGTCTAGGTGCTTTGGCTAAGCCCTTTACAGCTGCTAGTTGGTCCAATAAGTTCACTAAGCTGCAGAAGGGTCTTGCTGTTGCTGGTACAGTTGCTGCTGGTACAGCTGTCTTTGATGTAGCTACTAGTCAGTACGACACCCGTAGTACTGCTCAGCGCCTGCTGGATGGTGTCACCTTAGTCGGTGCAGGGGCATTTGCAGGTGCAGTTGGGAAATCCAGATTGCTTACCCGAAATGGCGAAAAACTGGCTGAGGACACGATTGAGCATGTAACCCAGAAGACCGTCAAAAACGCTGCAGACGGGACTCCTGCCCTTTCCAAGGGGGTAGCTAAGGCGAACCCTGAGCAAGTCGTTCCTGCGCGTTCTGGAGGGCTTCCTGAAGGGAATTCTGGATTCAAACAGTTCAGCAAACGCGCTGAGCAGATTACCCAAGAAGCCCGTTTGGAAAAACAGGGTCAAATCCAGAGTATCCGCCAAGCGGAATCTGCGGTTGCCGATATCCTGCAGGGCAGTACGCACACCGAAGCCAGCCTTCGCGTAGCCCGGCGAATTGACGAAATCCAAGCGATTCTCCCACGACTGGATGCTTTGCCTAATCTGAATGCCGTGCAGGGCTCAGACGCGCTCCTAGAGGGGCTGCAGAAAGCCCAGGTCAGAACTGCTGGATGGAAAGCTGCCTTTGAGCAGAAAGCTCAGCGTTTCCAAGAAGCTGCTGCCCCGATGCTGCAGAAGCTTCCTGCTGAGATGCAGGAACAGGTACAGAAAGCTCTGGCTACAGGTGAATACAGCGCGGACTTGGGTAAGCAGATTACTAAGGCTCTGCCAGAAGCAGACCGTGCTGGGTTCAAAGAATTAAATAGTAAGGTACTGCGTGAACAGCGGGATTACCGCTATTACATTAATAAGCAGAACAGGGAATTGCAGAGTGCCCAGCGGGTACAAAGCTACAACCCTCAGCAGCTCACGGCTGTACAGCGCGATGCTTTGCGTAACGAGCTGCAGCAGGAACTTACTGACCTGAAGGCTCAGCAATTTGCCTTAGAGCACAGTAGCGACTACCTGAAGGATTTGCGTAAGGTACATGCAGAGAATACTAAAACAGCTAAGTCCGAAGAGGGCTTGAAGTCCGATACAGGTATCCCTGCTGAGAACCTACGCCGTGTCCCAGAAGAGCACCAAGCAGCGTACCGCGAATCCCTTGAGGAAACTGAAAAGGTTTCTGGAGAGCAAGCAGAGAAGCTCGTACTGGAAATTGAAACCAATACAGGTACAGAGCACATCCCGCTGCCTGACCGCCCTGCCCCCGTAGGGGAAGCAGCAGCAATCCGTAGGGCAGCTGAGTTCAGTACAAGTGCCAAGCAGTATATGTCCACAACTGACAAGCTGGCTTACTATGGTCAGAACCTACCTGACGAGGAATGGGAACAGCTGAATAGATTGTTCTCTGACCCTGCGTTCAATAATCCAGATAATGCCATTACGCACGCTACCCTGCTGTCAAGGCACGGGGAGTGGAGATTGAATGCACTGGACGATGCCTTGGGTAAGGCTGCACAGGAATACTATGGTGCAAGTGGAAGGTTCAACGGTGCTGTGAATCCTACAGTACAACCGAAGCACATTACTGCACTACGTGCTGCACAGAAGGATTTGTCGGACTTACGATTGCAGTTGTACCAGATGGAGCGTCAAGCTGCAGCTACAGGTACAGAACTGGACTTGCCTGCATTGATTCAGAAGCTTGCCCCGAACAAGGGTATTGCTGATGCTATGCAGACCTTCGTGGACTCTGGCTTCAGTAAGTTCTATGCGCAGCAACTCAAGAAGAACGGTCTGCTACCAGAGGACTTTGCTGAGGGATTGGGCACATATATGCCTTTGCAGTGGAGTTATGCTGCAATGCGCAAAGCATTTGACGCGGGTTTACCTGAAGAGGTACTGGCTAGGTTTATTGGTGAGGACGTACTAGAGCGTTTCCCTGATTTGGCTAAGTACGGTAGGGATGCCGAGAGCATTGGTAAGAAGTTCATCCAGACCCAGAAGGCCAGCATGCAGGCTACCGAGCATATGCCTGTAGGTGCAACACGGGACTTCATTGCAGACGTACTGCTGAATCAAGGTGTAGAGGCTAATCGGATAGACAGTATTGTGGATTCGATTATGCACAAGCAGACCCAGAAAGGGCACAAGAATCTGCGCACAAGGAACTCTTGGGACTTCAATCGCCAGCTCGTGCACAATGGGCAGGTGTATAGTCTCAAGGACTTTGTGGATACTGACGTAATGACGCAGCTGCAAAGCTACAACCGTCAGATGGCTCACCGTAATGGTTTAGCGCACTATGGAATGTCCCCAGCAGAACTGGACAACTTGTTTGTCAAGATTCAGGATACTGTCCCAGCAGGCAACAACCCTGCAGAGGTACGTGATTTCCTGAAGGCTGCTCGTCAGCAACTACTGGGTCAAGCAGTGGGTGAGCAAGTACCAACTGTATTGCGTAGTGCAACTACGGTAGCCAGTAGTATGGTCCTGCAGAATGCAGGTATCAGTGCCTTTGGTGATATTAGTACAGCGTTCCAGCGCTTAGGTTTCCTGCGTACAGCTAAGTACATGCTGAAGACCTTACCGAGCCTATTCTCTGCCATCAGTAAGTACACACCAGAGGAAGCTATGCGCCTGCGGGATGTACTACGAGGTACGAGTACAGCCCACGAGCGTATCAAGTACTTTGTAACGCATTACGAAGATAACCACGCTATCCCGATTCAAGGCGTACATGGATACATCGCAAGAGCAGGTCAGAGTGTTATGCACTTGAATGCTTCCGAAGCAGTACGGCGCTGGCTGGTAGACGCTACCGCTAGTGCCTACGAGGATGCTATTGTAGAAGCTGCGAAGGGTTCTAAGACGCACAGAGAATTGCTGATGCGTACTGGGGCTACCGAGAAGGACTTCCAGAACATCCTGCAGGAATACGGTAAGCACGGTTTGCATATCAATAAATGGGATGCAGACATCAGCTTGCGTACTCAGCAGTTACTGATGAATGCCAGCGATGACATTGCTTTGACTGCGAAGGCTGGTGAAGCTCCTGCATTCCTTGAGCAGACCACTACTGGTAAGATTCTGTTCCCGTTCATGCGCTTTGCTATGGCTGGGCATCAGAAGATTCTGCGTAAGACCTACAACCAAGACGGTATCTTCGGAGTGGCTGTGCTGTTGATGTATAACAGTATGCTTGCCCCTGTACTTGCTGCTACCAGAAACGTAACCAATGGTAAGCAGTGGGACGAAGACATCTTTGCAGGTAGCGTACAACAAGCTCCTGCGCTTGGGTACTTCGGTATTGCTCTGGATAGTGTACTGAATAGTCAGAACTCAAGAGGTGCTGCTGTATTCAGCCCATTGAGTAAGATGAACCAGCTGTTCCGTAAGGTAGGGAATCCTGACCACGAGATGCAGGTGTATGACTACACAGATGCTACTCCGCTACTGGGTTTGACAGTTGTGAATCAAGCCTTCGGAGTACTGAAGCTCTTGAATGAGGAAGATGATGATTAAAAACGCAAAGCAGCATAAAAGCTGCGTGCGCGTTCAATATAGCAAAGAGGCAGGTAGTAGTGCCGTAAGTACTGTTACTCTGCCTATGCTTCGTGCAAGTAGCCTTCTGATTACATCAGGGGCTACTCTTGCTGAGCAGAAGGTGCATTGGATGCGTAGTTTTGAAGATATATGGAAGCGCATAGGTACTGGCGCAGAGGCACTTGAGCCTATCGTGCTGGATGCTGAATGGCAACTGCAAATACAAGTACAGGTGAATCTGGATAAACTCTTTGAGGTTCTAGGTTTCCCTGCTGGAGACTATGTAATTCGACGCAGTACGCCTGCTGACAGGTTGTTGGTACAGCCAATCCCGAATCGCCCCTTGAAGAATCAGCATCTACGCATGCTCGTGCTGCAATTGCTGTATGTGCAGCAGGAGTTCAGTGAAGTACGCTTTGATATTATTGAAGCAGCAGATGCTGAGGCTCTATGGGATAAACTCAGTCGGGATGTCGGTAGTAGCGCAAGTTATCTGGAAACTAAACCAGATGCTTTGTTGCCTAAGGAGTCTACATAGTAACCTGTTGAGCCTACGTAACCCATAGCCCCACAGCCTATAGGTCCATCTGCAGAAAGTCCAATAGACATGTCTGATTCCATGAATACAGACCATAATGAACTAGGGAGTGAATATTGACTTGGCTTGATATTGACACACTGGACTTGAAGTACCATAAAGGACAAGTCTGGCGTGTATCAGATACATGCTTTATCTGGGATGTACAAGCAGGGGACACGATAAGTGTCCCCTTTGTTGTATCCAGAGAATGCAATGATGAACTGGTTGCATTGGATATTAGCGATGTAACTGCAGAGAAGCTGCAAGAATGCAAGCAGCTTTGGATACAGAAACAGTACGGTACTTTCTATGAAGCACTGGCAGCTACAGCAAGACCTGCTGTATTTACACAGCTGGATACTTCACGTATACAGTTCGTTACTTCAGGTAGAGTCCTACTTGCTCGTGTATCAGACTTCGGTGCTCAAGCATTGATGCGCTTAGTGCACAAGAATCCTATAGCTGCTTTTGAGCACATACTGCACCGTATCCAGACAGAACCTACTGCTGTAGTGTCTGTCGTAAGAGATAAGGTAGCAGTGCCCGAAGAACCAAAGATTCCGGAACCGCCGAAGCCTTTAGATTTAAGTCCCTACAAGCCCTTAACGCTGCTTGCTTCAGCACCTTACAGTACACTTGGCAACCAGACTGACGAAGCAGTCCGCAAAGCCCTTCCTGAAGGTTTGAAGGATACCGTTGTACAGACTAAACTGTTCTTGCACTATGCTTATGCCGTAGTCAGTATTGAAGGTTATAGAAAAGTGCTCGAGAAAGTGCTCGAGAAAGGACTTGGGAATTTCATCCAAGTACCAAGTATCAATCCGTCAGTGCTGTTTGCACGCGGACGCTATAGTGATGTAGGGAATAGTTATACCAAAGCATTTGGTTATGCAGACGATGAAAGTAACCTGTTAGCGGCAGCTAGAACTGTATCATGGGATAGCTTACCTGAAGATACAGACGTATTAGCGCGTATAGCACTATATGAGTCCTACTTGGGTACAGTGTACTTGTGGCTTGTACCTAAAGGTATGCAAGGTTTGCACACAAGTATTGGTGTCTATCCTGTGAACTTTGTATTGGATATTGAAGAGTACCCATCCCGAATGCAACTGCAGCGCGCTGTTTCACGCAGAGATGCTACGTACAACTACAGTATTTGGGCAGAAGCAGCTACAGCTACTAAACCTACAGGTATAGGTACTATTCTGGACTATGAGCTTCCTGAGACTGTTAAATACACTATCATGAAATGCGCTTATGGTAATACAACTGCAACCTATAAAGGTACGCAGTGGGCTAACTCAGAAACGCAAGGGCAACCTCGTTGGGAACGGCAGTTCAATGCCAGTGCCCCTCTACCTACGTACACTCAAACAAGTGAACGTTCTACAGACTTAGAGCAGTTCTACAGTTTAGTAGGTAAGCCTGTGCCTCAGAGCTATAAGCAAGCTATGCTGAAGACTCAAGAGCTACGTCCTACTGAAGAATTTCCGTATCACCCTAACGAAGCACGTAATGGGTACTTTGGGTATTTGACGCGGGACGAGTATGTGTATTACCCAATACAGAAACCACCTGCAGGGTACAAGCAGACCCTATCTGCTAAGGGTACGCTTACAGTAAGCGGTTTAGTTAATGGTACTAAAGAAGTGGATTCAAGCAGTTGGTCATACAACAGTGCTAGTACTTGGGACACAGACTATGTGTACGCTACTGAGATATACAGCAGTGCTAATCTGAGTTTCCAAGATACATTCGTAAGTAGCTTTGAATTGCTATCTGACCATAAACCAACTTCTGTATTATTTAAAGGATTTAAAGATGGCAGCCAATAAGAAAGAACTAGGGAGCTTACATAGCAAGTTCACTAAGTTCTTGGCAGATGAATTACAGATGTACATTGAGGAAGGTATCCCAATGGCAGCAGCCGACAAGACTGTCATCATGACCTTCCTCAAGAACAACAACATCACTGCCGAGAGCACGGATGAGGACCTGCAACGGGTACGTGAGCAATTCGCGGGTATCAAGGAAGAGAATCGTGATAAGGCTTTGGCTATCCTGAAGCAAGCTCACGCTGAAAGTATCCAGCAAGACCCTGAGCACCAACGCAAGGTTCAGGGTCTATTATCGTAGGGGCAACTATGCAGGAATACACAGGGATTAGAGCAATTACTCTGGACAGGTTGGAACTCCTGCATACTCGCTGTATGCGCTGGAGGGATGAACCAGAGGCGATTCCTCAGCAGGAACGTCAGGAACTAGCTATGCTCTTCCAAGCAACCTTCTCGGACTTCGTGGAGTTTGCTGACTTGGGTATGCAGTTCTTAGGCTTTAAGCTCACACCGATGCAGGCGGACATTGCAAGCTATATGCAATCCTGTGGGAACAAATCGATGGTGCAAGCGCAGCGGGGTGAGGCTAAATCTACCCTTGCTGCGCTTTTTGCCGTCTGGACTTTGATTCAGAATTGCAGTAGCCGTGTGCTGGTAGTCTCTGCAGCAGCAGGACAGGCATCTGACGTAGCGCGTATGATTGTGCGCCTAATACAGCAATGGACTTTGTTGTGCTGGATGCGTGCAGACAAATCGGCTGGCGACCGCTACAGTACGGAGAGCTATGATTTGCACTGGCATCTGCGCGGTGTAGATAAGACAGCCAGCGTAACCTGTATCGGTATCAATGCGAACCTGCAGGGTAAGCGTGCCGACCTGCTGATTCCTGACGACGTGGAAACGCAGAAGAACGCCATGACTCAGGTTCAGCGTGAGCAACTTGCCTTGCTGACCAAAGAGTTTGCTGCGATTTGTACACACGGAAAAATCCTGTACTTGGGCACACCTCAGACCAAAGACAGTATCTATAAGCAGCTGCGTAACCGTGGCTACAGTATCCGTATTTGGATGGGTCGTTACCCGACGCAGGACGAGCTCAAGCACTACAGACAGGACGAGGTTGCCCCGTTTATTCTGGAGCGCATTCAGGAAGACCCGAGCCTACAGACTGGCGGAGGTATTACTGGGCAGCGTGGACAGAGCACCGACCCTGTACGGTACTCGGAAGAGGACTTGCAGGAGAAGGAATTGGAGTACGGGGACGAGGGTTTCAGTCTGCAGTTCATGCTGGACACGACGCTCTCGGACTTGGCACGTCAGCGTATTCGCGTACAGGATATGCCAGTAATCAGCGCAGGGTACGACTTTGCGCCAGAGGCGGTGCACTGGAGTGGGGACGAGCGTCTGCGTATCCAGCACAGCAACCAAGCCTGCGCTTCTGAATTGTTCCTAGCTGCTGCGCAATGCAGCACAGAGTACGTTCCATATAGCCAAATCACCATGTTCGTTGACCCTGCTGGTGCAGGTGGAGACGAGGTGGCTTTCTGTATCGGAGCGGAGGCAGCAGGTTATCTGCATCTGTTCAGCACAGGTGGACTTAGTGGCGGATTCACTGAGGAGAACTGCTTGCACCTGATTCAGATTGCAGAAGAGTACGGTGCAAAGAGTATGCACCTTGAACGCAACATGGGTCATGGTACGGCTACAGCCTTGATGCTGAACTGCATAAGGACAGCAGGAAAGGATATTGCTGTATCGGATTATTACGTAACGGGTCAGAAGGAACGTCGAATCATCGACACTATTGCGCCCGTAGTGCGCAGGCATAAGCTCGTACTGCACAAGTCAGCTATTGATGATGACTGGCGGTACTGCCTGCAGCAACCTGACAACAAACGGCAACAGTTCAGTCTGTTCCGCCAACTCAGTGACATTACGTATGACCGTGGAAGTTTGTTGCACGATGACCGAGCGGACTGTTTGCAGGCTCTGGTACAGCACTTTGTGGCAATGCTGGGCGTAGATGCCAATGCAGCGCAGACGAAGAGACAGCAGGCTGTATTCAAGGATTTCCTTGACAATCCAACTGGATTGCCTGTTCAGGCTACCCGTAGGGATACGGGAAGTCAACGCGGACGGAAGGGATACTCCCGTCTCAGATAGTAACTATAAGGGGTTAACATGAAAGGCTCTCAAGAAGTAATGTATGGAGGTACTACCGTGTCCTTCGCTGCATGGCTTGCTCAACAGGACTGGCTGCTGATTATCGGTACGCTGGCTTCTGTAATTGGTTTGGTTCTGACTTGGTACTTTAAGCTTAAGGAAGAACGCAGACAACAGCATCTGTATGAGCATCAACTGAAACTGCAGGATGCGCAGCTGGAGGATTTCAATATCCGTAAGCAGCAGTTCGAGCAGTACAGACAGAAGCAAGCTCAACGTGATTATGGCGGTGTTGTAGAGAACGAGGAATCTGATGGAACTCAAAAATAAACTCTTGGTGGCTACCTTAGCGGGTAGCCTCTTTTACTATCATAGCAAGGTGCAGTGGGAAGGTGAGGTACTGAAGCCCTACTGGGACTCAGTGCACGTAGCTACGATTGGTATTGGCAGTACAGTGTACCCTCCTGATTTCCGTAATGGAGCTAAGGTCAAGATTACTGATGCACCGATTACACACGAAGAAGCATTGCATATCGCTAAGTGGCATACAGCAAAGGACGAAGAGTTCCTGCGTAAGTCCCTTCCGAATGTATATATGACCCAACGTGAGTTCGATGTTGCATTGGACTTCACATATAACTTCGGTAGACGCAATTGGGAACGCAGTAGAATGCGTAAGGAATTGTTTCTGACTACTAGTGGTACAGATGCTGAGAAGTTACAGCACTATCAGAATGCCTGTAAAGCGTATTTGCGCTACAGATTTGCTGGTGGTAAGGACTGCAGTAGGGCAGAGAACCAACGTAACTGCGGTGGTGTATGGAAGCGCGCTCAATGGCGTTACCGTACCTGTATGATTGAGAATTCTTAGGAGGTACTATGTTTCCTATTCCAACCTGTTTCTGGGACAAGTTCAGTCCTAAGACTAAGCAGCGTATCCTGTTCGGTGGGATTATTCTGGTGATTATCTCAGCTACATTGTGGCTGGTGTTCCTGCTGTATCAAAGCTATAACACTGAGATGCAGAAGCAATGGACACGTGGCTACAATGCAGCTGCAGTAGAAGTGCAACAGCAGTACGATAAAGCCTTGCAGGAACAACGCAAGGCTTTCGATAAGGAACTCGCCAGCGCAGAGAACAAGGCGCAGCAGTATTTTGAATTAAGTCAGGAGCTTATTGATGCAAACAGTAAACCGTTACAAGCAGCGCAGCAGAAGCTCAGTGCTAGTCCTGATGGCAATCGGGAGTGCTTTAGTACTGAGTTCATGCAGCAGTTTAACCAAGCAATCCAAGCAGGTAAAGCAAATTGAAGTACCTGTAGTGCAAGCTAAGGAGTACAAACGAGCAGTGCTTCCGTATAATCTGAAGCAGGCTTGCAAAGACCCAGAGCAGCTGCAAAGCACGAATGCAGCGGAGGTATTCCGTGTACTCAGTGCCAACAGCTTGGAATTGCAGCGTTGTAAGGCTAAGCATAAGGCATTACTTGGTATTGCAAGTACTCTGTACGCAGAGCCAATGGAGCAGAAGTAGAGTCCAGGATTGTTGACAATTGCTCAATATTTAAGCAGAGAATATGGAGAGGATTGTCAACAATTGCTTAAATATTAGGTACTGGATTGTTGACAATTTAACAAACAGGATTGTATGTAAGATACAATGTGCAACCTTTATGCAACAGAGGGTATTGACATGATATTAGGAAACGTGCTAGGGGCTATTGCCTTGGGTCTGACGGTATGGATTCTGACTGTACGGCGCTGGTACTGAACGGTACTGAACGGTACTCAGTAGAGAATTCTGCAGCAAATAGCGTTTACAGCGACGAGAATGCGCAGGAAGGGCTGTTGGAGCCTTCGGGAATACCAATACCTACCCTGAGGCAGAAAATCAATCCTAGAGCATTCTAGAGCCCTTTACGGAAATGTAGCATTTGCTTCTCGTATTTTCGGGAATTTCCTACGGGAATTTCCTACGGGAATTTCCTACGGGGATTTCCTACGGGAATTTCCTACGGGGGGCTGTACGGGGGCTGTACGGGATTCCCGCTTAGGGCTGCTTAGGGGCGGTAGGAAGCAAAGTCGATTTCTGGTGCGGATTTTCGCGGGGGGATTAGGGCAGGTAGGGACGAACCCAAATTTTGCTATGGAAATTTGCGGGGGTACTCACCCCTACCCTCCTCCTTGTTCCCCCGTATACCCTCCAAAATGCTTGCAGGGAGATAGCAGGGAGATAGCAGGGAGCTCCCTGTAGCACAGCAAGTCATTTTGGGCCCTACGGGGCCCTACG